CCACGGACGTGGTAGGTATTTATAACGGGCGCGAAAGTATAATAGACTTCAAACAGACAAACAAGCCGAAACGCAGAGAGTGGATACAAGATTACTTCACACAGCTGGCAGCATACGCTATGGCTCACAACCATGTTTATGGCACAAAGATACAATCTGGAATTATCCTAATGTGTTCTAAAGATAATCTTTTTCAAAAGTTTGAGGTATCGGACAAGGAGTTTCAGGGGTATAAGCACGCATTCCTTCGCAAAGTAGATCAATATTACCAAAATGTATCCCGTCCAGAAGAGGGTAAAGATACAAAAAATGATCAAAAAGTATAGTAAATTAGCCATTTATTTGAATTGTATCCATTGTATAGGGTTTTTTCAATAAAATAAAAAAAATAAAAATAATTTTTTTAAAAAGTGGTTACAAAGGATACAAATTCTAGAATTGTTGTATACCAACACTTATTCGCTCAAATTTGTATCTTTTGTCAGGATACAATTGGATACAAAAGATACAAATGTGTAAAAAAGCTAGCAATACCAACAAAATAAGGGACGCGCGCGTATATTTTGCATTTTGCTTTTTGAAATTTCATTGAAAAAAGACTATACGTACATTATGCCCAAAAGGAAAAAGAGATACAAACATGCAAAGGTTGGTAAGAAAAAATATTACTTCTTCTCCATCAAGTGGATCGACATCACCGGCGATGCAGCGCATGCTACACCAGAAGAATTTGATAAGTTCGAATGTTCTAAGATGGTTACGCAAGCGTATGTGTATAAGAAAACTAAAAAGTTTCTTTGGACGTTTAGTTCGTACGATGAAACGGACGAGGTCTTCTCAGACCGTAATGTTTTCCCAATGGGTTGTATAGTTAAAATGGAAAAGATTATTCTTTAATAAGATCGTTTACCTTACGCATCTTCTCGGCTTGTCTACGTAATTCTTCTTTACGTTTCAACTTATCTTCAGCAGTTAAATCTCTGGTTACAATCTCTTTTCTGTCGATAAATATACCCATAGCTTTTCCTATCATGGCTTCAAAAGCTGCTGTCTTTTCTGTCTTGCCTTCCTTCTCTAACTTCGTGGATAAGTTTATTTGACGCTTTACAAAGTTAGCCCTGTTAACCACAAATGCTTTGTTAACTTCGTTCATACGTCTAGTAAGGTATGCCTGTATGTGTGGTAGTTTCATAAGTTCTGATGCTTCTCTTGCTGCCCTCGTGGGACTGTATCCAGCATGCACAGCTGCGTCTTTGTTTGTACATCTACCCTCATTCATAACCAAGTATTCACAGAATGCACGTTGCATGGCTGTTAACTCCTGCAATCCATATTTATCTTTTGGGATTGGGCTGTATTTACTAGGTTTTGGATAATCGCTCATACTTGCAATATATCCCATATATTGTATATTACAAGTCAGAATGGTAAGTGGAAAGCAATTGAGAATGGCGTTGGATAAGTTCATGAAGTCTCCTGTATGTCAACATGCAAGAGTTCAGATAGAGCTTCCTAACGGTGATATGTATGATCTAACAGCTATGATGTTGTTAGAGAATAGAATATTAGGCACACGAGAAACCCATAGGCTAGTTTTAAAAGCAGAAAAACCGTCACTTGTAATGGGTAAAGCACTTAAAAAATTATAAGGTCATCACCCTAACCTCAGACCACCCGTGAAAGAGTCAAACCTATATAAAAATTTAAAGAAAAAATTTAAATCAATTTCGTTTATTCGTATTGAAAATTATGCATTACTTGGCACTCCAGATTGTTTGTGTCAAAATAAAAATGGAGTCTTTTTCACGCTTGAGCTTAAGGTGACAAAAGGGTACTCTGTGAGGCTTTCCCCTCATCAGATTTCATTTCACATGAAACACAAAGCTTGTACCTTTGTCCTTGTTGCTTGTACCCCGAAGCTTGGATCCTATCGCTTGTACTCTGGTTCCCGGATCTTGGACCTTGCGTCCTCAGGCTTGAAGCTTGAACCCTTGGCCACAGGCCTTCCCTCAATCTTGACCGTGCTTGAAGACTTGCGACCTGCTTGATCCCTGAACCACCAAGAAGTATCCCGGCCTTCCCTCACACACCACAGGTAATGGTTCCACAAGATGGAACCGTAGTGTTTACTTTGTACCGGCATACATCTCCTCACAATATTCGTCTAGACCTAAGTTGTCCATGAAGCCATGACTGACTTTATCACAACCCCAATATCCATCCACGGTGCCGGTCTGAAGGTTCACCCATATGTTGGGACCGCCTCCGGCCACCATCAGGCGCGCAGCCTTGTAGCTGTGGTCATTGAACGTGATCCATTCTATATCGTAGACGTCTTCCATCCATTCGTGGACGTCTTCTTTGCCAGCTGTTATATCTTCAGCAATGTTCTTGCACATCCTGCGCAACTGCTCCTCGCATGTCTCTCCGTGTCTGTTCTTAGATCTCTTCAGCGGCGTACCGCTCTCTTCAAATTTAACTTGCATGTTTTACCTTTCTGTTGCGGGTCCGCCGGGTTGGTTATGATGGCCCGGCAGCGTCCCAATCTGCTCACTGTAAGATTTCATAAACTCTTTGTGTAAGCATGATCCCATTATATCCCAGCTCCCTGAAGCTGTCAAGCTTTAGTTGCTCGGACCCTTGTACATTATTGGGCGGGCCCACCCTGCTTGAAGCTTGTTGCCTGAAGCTTGTTGCTTGTAGCTTGTGCGTTAACCGGATTTTTATTTTTTTAAAAAGAAATTTTTTTGATGCTTGGGCGTTTTGACTGCGCTCTCGACTGACCCCAAGCGATGGCCAAGCTACTAACATTGTTAGTTAACTAACACCGCCGATATTTCTATCGCCTATCTCTTCACTTGACCCCAGATCTGTTGAGATTTTTCGCCGAAGCGTAGAACTGCAGAAATCTACAACGTTTTTATCTACCCAACAGATCAGGGCTCAAGGGCGTAGGTGTACGTAGGCGAGGATCTTCCTTGTAGTTACAATGATAGCTACAATCCCAGTTCGCCCGAACTCACGACCTATGTTATAGGGTTTAAATTTCCCACTCCAAACGCCTTTGACCTGTGATGGCGAGGTCATGGATCGCCATCACTAGAAAGGACTGCAACTAGAGGTAGTGTAATTAATTAAGAAGTTAAGCATTGCTTTTTTCTCGTTAATCCACTTGGTTTTCTAATTGCTTAGTCCTGACACTATATAAACACTTGACAATTAAATGTCAAGAGGATAATGTGGGATTATTAATAACAACAAACGAAAGGACAATATGCAAAAAATACGTATGAACACCGAATACAGAAACAAGTTATTCAATAGAATAAAAGATGTATTCGAAAAAGAAGATACGCAAGAACGACAAGCTTTCTTACAAGCAAGAGAGAATTTTGATGAAAGTCAAAAGAATACTTTTGAACTTGCAAGACGAGTGGTAGAGAGGTCATATCCTACCGAAGATGTAAATACTTTACAAGTATTTAAAAAGAAGTATGGCGACCCCTGTGATGTAGTTGCAAAAGACAAATGCTTCTACTTTGCACACAATGAAGATGTTGATGACGAGGGCGATAAAAAAGAAACTAAATCACATTTTGATTTTAGTTTGTATGGCAATCTTAATGGTAATGAATATGGTGGTGGCGAAGATACAGACCACTTTGCCCATGCCTATTATCGTGAAGAGTTAAAAGCAAATGGTTGTAATCCTGACATAATTGCACAACAAAGTGGTAAGGATAGCAACCCACATAAAACCAAACACGTTGATGCAAATAACAAGTTTCTTGGTAAATCAGGACATGGTTATGATGACAACGATATTGGAATGACAAGAAGTTTTAATTCTAATTATGAACTTGATGTCATTGGTACTTCACATTGTAGGTCAAGAGCAATCGCTTGTACTAAAGACGAGTACAATATCTTTTTAGCATGGCGAACTGCAAAAGCTAACGTGGTATCAAAACACCAAACTTGGATAGATAGTTTGCAAAAACAATTCGAGCAATTAAAAATGGGCTTGAAAGCATACAGATATTTAAGTGAGGGCTTGGAACTTGCTAGTGAACTTGGAATACATATTGACGAAGCAGAATTAATAAGAACTAATTCTACAGGCTTACAGATTTATAATCCGAGCAATCTTGCGTCCATGATTAAAGGTATGAAAAATAAAAACATATCAAGAGAAGATAAAATCAAGGCAAGACTACAATACGAAAAACAAGCAGTAAATTAAACTTGACTTGTATGTGGGATATTATAAGATATCCCACATATGAAAAACAACAATGAAAGGACTAAAAACATGTATCATATACTACAAAAAATCGGCGACGAATATTTCTCTATTAAATATAGAAAACCTATTGCGTCGTTCGATCAAGCGTTAGAAAAACTCAAAGCACTTAAAGTCTTAGATGATGAAAACACGACTTATATCATCGTACAGAGAGTAGGTAGTGATGAGTAATTTTTACATAACTTACTTTGCGAAAAAACATAAAAAGTTTATTACTCGTAAAGGTCAATACAATAAACCTGACGGAACTGAGGGCAAAGCTTTTGTTTCTAAAGACGGAAAGCCTTGTTTGATCTATTGGGATTTAGATGCAGACGGTTGGCGAAATGCAACAGGACAAGTGAGGATTAAATGGAACTAACTTTAGTAGA